AACCCGCGGGGACTTACCGACACCCCGCAGGTGCAAGGCGGCGTTCAGATCGCGGTCGACGGCGAAGTGGTCGGCTATCACATAGCCGATCGGCACCCGGGCGAGATCACGGCCCGGCCGATCAACTGGGGCTATGTGCCTCGGCGCGGTAGCAGTGGGATTGCGCAGTTTATCCTCGCCGCCGAGATCACCCGGCCCGGCCAGGTGCGTGGCGTCCCGATGTTCGCGCCGGTGGAAGAGGCGCTGAAGCAACTCGGCGACTACAGTGCCGCCGAGCTCAAGGCGGCGATCAACGACGCCTACCTGTTCGCCTTCGAAGAGGTGGCGACGGTGGTCGACGATGACGGCAACCCGCTGATCATGGCGAGCGACCCGTCGATGCCGGACGACCAGGGCGAGCTGGCGCTCGAAGACCTGCAGATCACCACGCTGCCACCTGGCAGCAAGGTCAACGTGAAGAAGCCCGAGCGGCCGAATACGGCGTTCGACGGTTTTTTCACCGCTTTCTGCAAGCAGATCGGCGTAGCGCTCGGCATCCCGATGGAGGTGCTGCTCGGGCACTTCTCGTCGTCGTTCTCGGCGGCGCGGGGCGCCCTCGAGGTGGCCTACAAGGGGTTCCTCGTCGAGCAGGCGTGGTTCGTCCGCACCGTGCTGGACCCGATCCGGGAGTGGCAGTTCACCGAGATGGTGGCGGCCGGCCGGTTCGATGCACCGGGGTTCTTCGACGACCCGATCAAGCGCGCTGCCTGGCTCGGCCGGGTGTGGATCGGGCCGACCCGTATCCAGATCAATCCGCAGGTCGAGGCCAATGCCGACAAGACGGACATGGAAATGAACGTGAAGAGCCGCGAGCAGGTGATGACCGAGCGCACCGGCGGCGACTTCGACACCAAGAGCGCGCAGATCCTGCACGAACGGGAGGTGCTGGGCGCCTCGACAGTCGATCCCGCCGCTGCAGAGCAGCGTGACGACACTGCTGATGACGACCAGCAGGGCGCGAAGAAGGACTGATCCCGATCATGACCAATCCCTGGCTGGCGCGGTTCGCGAACGAACCCGCGCTCGTTGCGCCACATCTGCAGGAACGGTTCGGCGCCAGCCTGGCGGCGCTCGACACACGGCTGACGGCTGAACTGGCAGCGGCGCAGGGGGAAGGCGACGATTTCTGGACGGAGCTTGGCGTGTGGGGCTCGAAGCGCCTGCGGCCCTACGTCATCCGCGACGGTGTGCTGCTGGTGCCGGTCAAGGGCGTGCTGCTGAACGGCTTTCCCTACCAGTACGGCGACTGGGCGACCGGCTACGAGTACATCTGGAAGTGTCTCGATCGCGGTCTCGATGATCCTGAGGTCAAGGGCATCGCCTTCGTCACCGACAGCCCGGGCGGCATGGTCGCCGGAAACTTCGACCTGGTCGACCACATCTTCGAGGCTCGGGGCCGCAAGCCGATGCGTGCCTTCGCGGCCGAGAGCGCCTATTCGGCAGCCTACTCCATTGCCTCGGCGGCCGACCGGCTGGTCGTGGCGCGGACCGGCGGCGTTGGCTCGATCGGCGTCGTCACCTCGCACGTTGATATCTCTCAGGCGATCGCCGAGTACGGTTACAAGATCACCTTCATTTTTGCCGGCAAGCACAAGGTCGATGGCAACCCATACGAGGCGCTGCCCGACGACGTGAAGGCCCGCATTCAGGAACGGATCGACGAGCTCTATGGGGTGTTCGTCGACACCGTCGCCCGCAACCGAAACCTCGACGCGGCGGCGGTCCGCGCCACCGAGGCACTGACGTTTACCGCCACACAGGCGATCGAGAACAAACTTGCCGACAGTGTCGGTGCCCTCGACGCCGCCCTGGCCGAATTCGCGGCCGACATCCTCACCACTGATGAAGGAACTGAGACCATGACCACCAACACGGTGGCCTCGGTTAAGGCCGATCATCCTGAAATCGCCGCGGCGCTCATCGCCGAGGGGAACACGCAGGGTGCCGCCGATGCCAAGGCCAGCAACGAGAAAGCCGTCGCTGACGCCGTCAAGGCCGACCGCGACCGCTGCGCCAAGATCGATGCGCTCGCCGCCAAGTATCCCGGCAACGCCAAGGTCGCGGAGATCGTCACCGCCGCGAAGGCCGACGGTTCTTCCGCCGCCGACACGGCCCTGAAGCTGATGGAGTCCGGGGCCGTGCAGGCGGCCGCCGTACTCGGCGCCATCCAGCAGGACGACACGACGGCCACCGCTGCCGTGCCGGCCAAGCCGGGCGAAACCGCCAAGGGGCCGCAGACGCCTGATGGCTGGAAGGCCGAATGGCAGGCGAGTGCCGCGCTGCAGGCCGAGTTCCCGAAGGTCGAAGCCTACATCGCCCTCAAGAAGGACGAAGCCAAGAATGGGGGTGCGAAATGACCACTCTTGCCGCCGACAAGCTCCGGACCTGGCACTTCTCCGGTGATCCCGTCACCAGCGAATACCCGGTGATCGCCACCGACATCATCTACCGTGGTGCCGCCGTGGGTGAAAACGGTTCGGGCTACGCCCGGCCGCTCGTCGCCGCCGACCCGTTCCTTGGCTTCGCCGAAGCCAAGGCAGACAATGCCGCCGGCGCCGCTGGCGACAAGACGGTGTTCGTGCGCCAGAAGGGCTTCGTCACCCTGACGATCGCCGCGCTCGCCATCACCGCCAACGATCGTCCGGCGGTCTATGCGTCGGATGACGACACCTTCACCCTCACCCTCACGAGCAACACCCTCATCGGGTATGTCGACCGTTGGATTTCGACCGGCCTCGCCGTCGTCGAGTTCGACTCGGCCTACCAGAAGATGGGCTAAGGAGCGCGCTCATGTATCCTGCACAGAATAACGCGCTTTCCACCCGTGGGGTGAAGGCGATGATCCTGCTGGCGCTCGAAACGGGCGCCAGTGCGTGGGTGGTTTCGCTCGCGATGAAGGCCGGCTCCGACCAGGCGAGCGAGAATTACGCCTGGATGGGCGCGCCGCCCTCGATGCATGAATTTGTCGGCAAGCGGCAGCTCAACGAGCTCGGCGAGGTCAGCTGGTCGGTGACCAACAAGGATCACGAGGCCAATCTCGTGATCAAGTCGAAGGACATGCGCCGCGACAAGACTGGGATCATCCAGACCCGCGTCGATCAGCTCGCCAACCGCGTCAACGACTATCCGGCGAAGCTGCTCTCGACGCTGATCATCGCTGGTGAATCGTCGCTCTGCTACGATGGCCAGTACTACTTCGACACCGACCACTCCGAAGGTTCGAGCGGGACGCAGTCCAACTCGATCAGCTTCGCGGCGGCCACCGGCACCACGCCGACGGTCGATGAGTTCTCCGAGGCTCTCGTCGCCGGCATTGCGCAGATGTACGGCTTCAAGGACGATCAGGGCGAGCCGATCAACCAGGAAGCCCGCGAATTCGTGGTGATGGTGCCGGTCACCTACATGGGCGTGGCTCTCAAGGCCGTGGCCGTGCTGACCGGGGCCAGTGGCGCGACGGCGACGATCGCCGCGCTGAAGGGCGACTTCAAGATCTCGGTGGTGGTGAACCCGCGGCTCACCTGGACGACCAAGATCGCCATCTTCCGCGTCGATGGTGGCGTGAAGCCGTTCATCCTCCAGGAAGAAGCTGGCGGCATGGACGTCGTCGCACTCGGTGACGGCTCCGAGTACGAGCAGATGAACAAGGAACAGATCTTCGGCGTCGATTGGGCGGGTAACGTCGCCTACGGCTACTGGCAGGGCGCCGTCCTCATCACCTTCACCTGATCCGGTCCCGGACCAACAGCAAGGGCCCGCAGCTCACCACTGCGGGCCTCTCTGTTTGCCCAACCGCAACCCGCGAGAGGAACTCGAAATGTCGAAGAAAGCCGAAGTGGTGACCCTGCAGTCGGGCACCAATGTCCCGTCCGGAACAGTGATGCACCTGACCCGCCAGCAGGCGGACGCACGACGCCATGCCCTGGTGCCGGTCAAGGGCTGGCACGACCGTGATGGCAAGCCCGATCAGCGCATGGCCTTCACCAGCAATGCGCAGGTGTTTTTCAAGGCCGGCGAGGAACTCGGACTCGAGGGCGAACTCGATCGCGGCGTTGCGATCGCCGCAGGGGTGAACGAGCCGGCCGCCGGCGTCAATGCCGATGGCGATACGGCGGGCATGGCAACGATGCGGAAGCAGTTCGATGCGGCCTATGCGAAGCAGGGCAAGGAGCTTGAAGCCGCAAAGGCGAGCGTCGAGACCGCGCGCGAAGAGGGCATCAAGGCTGGCCGTGCCGAGCTGCTGAAGGAAGTCGAGGCCTACAACGCTGCGGCCGAGGCTCATGAAGCCGCCGATGACAAGGTCGCCGAGGCCGAACAGGCGCTTGCCGACGAGCAGGAGCCGGCGAAGAAGCCAGCGCTGCAGCATGCGCTCGACATCGCCAAGACCGAAGCGGCGGCCGCCAAGTCGACGGTCGAGGCTCTGCCGAAGATCAAGGCGTAAAAGCGCGGCCATGGGGAGATCACCGCGATGACCGTCGGCTGGATCGATGTGTACGGGATGGAGTTCCCGCGGCGGCCGGACTTTAACATGATCTCCCCAGTCGGCACCGCGGTGATTGATGCCACCGGCGAGAAACTGGCCGCCATGGGTCGGGTGTGGCATCGCTACTCGGGCGCCAAGCTCATCGACCGGGTATGGTGGCGGTTCGGCACGGTGGTCAAGGCGGGTGGCTCGGCGCTCATCACCAGCCTTCAGGACATTGATCTCGCGAGCGGTCCGCCCCAGCGCCCGGACGGGACGATGGACCAGCAGGTGGCGATGTCCAACGCCAGCCTCGTGGTTGGCATGGTGCGCAGCGACCCGCTGAGTGCGCAGCGCTCGGTGAGCCGAGGCGACCGTCTTGGGGCCATGCTCGAGTTCGATGGTGCCGGCCGCCTCGGGTCAGACGCTTTCACGCCGCAGTTCCTGCAATTCACTAACAACATACACCGGCAGAACGACACAGGGGTGTCGCTGTTCTCCAGTTCGGCGTGGGCAACTACGGGTTTGCTGCCACACGGCCTTCTGGAGTTCTCCGATGGGACGTTCGGTACCTGGAACGGCACCTGGCCGCACAGCTCGTCGTCCGGTAATTTCAACTTCAACGTCAACGACGCTGGTGTCGATGAGCGCGGCATGAAGTTCGACGTGCCGGTTCCCATGAAGGTGATGGGCGTCTCTTTCATGTTGCAGATGGCGTCCGGTGCAGATTTCGACATGGTGCTGTACGACGGATCGAATACGGTCCTCGCGACCGTGTCGGCCGATGCCAACGCCATCGACGCTACGGCCGCGCAGCGGCGGATGGACCTGCTGTTCTCGTCGGGTGTGCTGCTCGAGCCGGGACAAACCTATCGGGTGACCCTGAAGCCTACGACCACCAACAACATCGCGACCCAAGAATTCATCCAGACGGATGCCAACCACTGGCAGGCCTGGCCGGGACCGACTTCATGGCAGGTAACGTCGCGGGTCGATGCCGGGGCATGGACCGACACGCCGACCCGGCGCTTTCCCATCTCGCTGCTGGTGAGCCAGATGCTGGTCTCGCCGGCGCAGCTGATCAACTCTGAGGGGCTTGTCGGATGACCTGGCTCGGCGACTATCCCGAGGACTTCGCGTCGGTGGTGTGCATGTTCACCACACATGCCGGCGACGGCTCGCCGGTGGCGCCGCTGTCGGCCTTCGAAGCAGCAGATGTGCTGATCTATAAGAATGGTTCGGCGACGCAGAAGACCACGACGAACGGCGTGACGATAACCTCGCCCTTCGACAGCATCACCGGGCTCCACTGCCTCAGTATCGATACATCGAACGACACCGGCGATGCCGGGTTCTGGACGGCCGGAGCGCTCTTCACGCTAGTGCTGTCGCCGGATGAAACCGTTGACGGCAAGGCGGTGGCGAAAGTTATCGGCCAGTTCGGGCTGGACCTCGCGGGCGTGCTGCGCCCGACGACAACGGGACGGAAGCTGGACGTTTCGGCGGGCGGCGAGGCAGGGATCGACTGGGCCAATGTTGGGAGCCCGACCACTGTGTTGGGGCTCAGTGGCACGACGGTGAAGACGGCGACCGATGTTCAGACCGACACGGCGGCGATCAAGGCCAAGACCGACGGCCTGACCTTTACGGTGGCCGGCAAGGTCGATGTCAACGTGGAATACGTCAACGCGGTTCAGATCATCGGCACGGGCGCGACCGGCGACGAGTGGGGCCCTGCCTGATGGATGCCTGGGGTGGCAGCTGGGGTCTCAGCTGGGGCAGTAGTTGGGGCGATGCTGAGGAACCGCCGATCGATCCATGGACACTCGCGCTGCCCGTCTACGAAGCTGAAGCAGACGCCAGCGTGGTGCCGGCCGCTGCCGATGCCCGAAGCCTTGTGGCCTTGGCCGACAGCAAAACCATTGAAGCGAGGGCATCGTGAAAGCGGCCGAGCGAGTGAACCTGAGCCGGACTGTCGGCGACACCGACCCGTTTCTTCTCAAGCTGACGGTGCGTGATGACGACATCATCAATCCTGTGCCCGATAATGCGGCGGTGGCAATGCACATCGCGACCGTGCCGGTGACGACGCTGGCCGGCACCAGCAACAACACCGGCGACGGACGATTCAGCTTTGCGACGAGCTCGATCGAGGACCTGGTGGCCGGCAATTACAGCTACGAGATCGAGGTGACGGATGGCGGGGTCGAGTACACCGTTGCGCGTGGCCGGATCGGGAATATCGCGCAGATTGCCTGACCGCTGCCGCTGCAAATTTGCAGCGGTTCGGAACAATCCAAGGCTCGCTTCGGTGGGCCTTTTTCTTTGGAGATGACGATGAAGCAGGTTGTTGGGCTGCAGAGCGTGAACCACGGCGGTACGTGGCGCGAGCGGGACACGATCTTCACGGTCGTGGAAGAGCCCAAGGCCGCGCTCGATGTGACGCCGACGCAGGCCGCCGACTGGGGGCGCTGGGGCTGGGTGAAGGCCGCCCCGGCAAATGCTGCGACCAAGGGAGCCTGACAGGTGGGATTCGAGAGCGCGGCGGACCGGGCATCGTTCTTTGTCGATGACGCGGTGTCGGTCTCCTGGTCGGTGGATGGCGTCCCTGCTGCGAGCTTTCTTGCCAACTGGGACAGCGGTACGATCGCACAGAACATGACCAGCGGTCCCCCAGCGATGAACCGGCGTGGGACGCTGAGCCTTCCCGCGGCTTCGCTGCCGCCGGGGGCCGAGGATGACGGCGCGGTCAATGAAGTGACGGTCGATGGGGCGATTTTTACCACCAAGTCGATCGAACCGGACGGCACCGGAATGATGATTGTCCGCCTTGAGGCGGTCGATCCATGACTCTGCTGCGCAAGCAGATCCGCGAAGCGGCCAAGACGGCGCTGACCGGGCTGACCACGACCGGCGAGCATGTTTGGGCGGGACGGGTCTCGCGGCTCGACACCAAGGAGCTGCCGGCACTGCTGATCTTCACCAACATGGATGACGGCGGGCACGGGGCCAGCAATGGCGGCGCCACCCGCGACGGCCAGTTGCTGCTGCGCGTCGAGGGCGTGGCCTATGGGACCGACGAGCTGATCGACACGCTCGACCAGATCGAGGCGGAGGTGGTGCC